TACAAGCTCCTACAAGGCGCCTCTTTACCCACTTAGGTATATTCTACCACATGAATGTTTTAGATGCCCTTAAAGGCGATTTTAAACTCTTTCTTCAAGCTCTTTGGGAACAGCTAGATCTACCCTCTCCTACACGAGCACAATACGCTATTGCTGACTACCTACAACACGGACCTAAACGACTACAGATCCAAGCATTCCGAGGAGTCGGTAAGAGCTGGATTACTGGTGCCTTCGTTTTGTGGACGCTCTTCAATAACCCAGAGAAGAAGATCATGATTATCTCCGCTTCAAAGGAGCGTGCAGACAACATGAGTATCTTCCTTCAAAAGCTTATCATTGAAACACCCTGGCTATCACATTTGAGACCAAAGAGTGATGATGCCCGGTGGTCTCGTATTAGCTTTGATGTTCAATGCTCACCTCACCAAGCACCATCCGTTAAGTCCGTTGGTATTACAGGTCAGCTAACTGGTAGTCGTGCGGACCTGATGATTCTAGACGATATTGAGGTGCCTGGTAACTCCATGACAGAAATGATGCGAGAGAAACTCCTTCAACTTTGTACTGAGGCTGAATCTATTCTTACACCAAAGAAAGACAGCCGTATTATGTACCTTGGTACACCACAAACTACCTTTACCATTTACCGTAAACTAGCCGAACGTAACTATCGTCCATTTGTTTGGCCATCACGATACCCACGTAAGATCTCTAATTACGAAGGTCTTCTTGCTCCACAATTACAGGAAGACATTGATCAAGGTGCTGAACCTTGGGCAGTAACAGATCCAGATCGTTTCTCTGATAATGATCTGATTGAACGTGAAGCATCAATGGGTCGTAGCAACTTTATGCTACAGTTCATGCTAGACACCAGTCTTAGTGATGCTGAAAAGTTCCCACTTAAGATGCAAGACCTAATCATTACTGCAGTTAACCCTAAGGAATGTCCTGATTCTGTAGTGTGGTGTAGTGATCCAAGTAATGTCATTAAAGACCTACCAACAGTTGGTCTTCCTGGAGATTACTTTTACTCACCAATGGTCATGCAAGGTGATTGGTTACCTTACAGTGAAACTATCTGCTCTGTAGACCCCAGTGGTCGTGGTACAGATGAAACAGCCGCTTGTTTCCTTAGTCAACGTAACGGTTTTATTTACCTTCATGAAGTACGTGCTTACCGTGAAGGTTATAGCGACAGTACATTGTTAGACATCCTTAGAGGTTGTAAAAAATACGGTGTAACTAAACTCCTTATTGAAACAAACTTTGGTGATGGTATTGTTGGTGAACTTTTTAAAAAACACCTTCAACAAACTAAACAAGCTATTGACATTGAAGAAGTCCGCGCTAATGTCCGAAAAGAAGACCGTATTATTGATACCCTTGAGCCTGTTCTTAATCAACATAAGCTTATTGTTAATCGGTCTGTGGTGGAATGGGACTTTAACTCGAATAAGGAAGCCGCACCCGAAACTAGACTCCTTTACATGTTGTTCTATCAAATGTCAAGGATGTGTCGGGAAAAAGGTGCCGTAAGACACGATGACAGATTAGACTCATTAGCTCAAGGTGTTAAATACTTCACAGATGCTCTAGCTATTAGTGCATATGAAGCTGTTAAACAACGTAAGCAAGAAGATTGGAATGATCTTCAAGAAGCTTGGTTAGAAGATCCTCAATCTGCTGTTAATCATATGGCATTTGGTATGAATTTACAACAACGTAAAGAAGCTAGAATGTTAGATGGTAAAAAGTCAGTTCCCACCTGGGTTTAAAGGCAAGCCCTGATGTATACAGGGGAAGGGAAGGGTGGACCCGACTCCTGGAGGAGGAATCGTTATCTCCCACTATCGTGGAAGACAACATTCCTCCTTTTACTAATGAACAGTGAGGGAACAAAGACAAACATTTCCCTCTTAGTTCATTCATCTACTCTACTATCTGAATCCAGTGAGTACTGATTCTTTCCATCCTTCTGAATCCCGTCACTACTTATACTACTGTATGCACACCACCACCCTCGTACACATCACTCCTAACGCTGAAGAACTTATTAGTTACATGGCTAGGGTATCTAACCCAAGCAATCAATCAAACACTGAGACCAGTGCTAAACTAATTAAGTATCTTATTAACCATCAACATTGGTCACCCTTTGAAATGGTTAACATGTGTGTAGAGATAGAGACAACACGTAGTATTGCAGCACAGATTCTTAGGCATCGTAGCTTCTCTTTTCAGGAGTTTAGTCAACGGTATGCAGAAGTAACAGTCCCGGCATCAGTACCTCAGCTTCGTAGGCAAGATACTAAGAACAGACAGAATAGTATTGATGATTTAGATGATGTACTAAAGAAGAACTTCCAGTTTAGGATTGGTAGTTTGTACTCGGATTGCTATGGGTTGTATAAAGATCTGGTAGCAGCTGGGGTAGCTAAGGAGTGTGCAAGAGAAGTACTTCCTATGGCAGCTCCTACTAAGTTGTACATGAATGGTACAGTTAGATCTTGGTTGCATTATTGTGATCTTAGGACTAGTAATGGTACACAGAAAGAACACGCACAGATAGCAGCACAAATACAAGACCTGCTATATCAACACCTCCCTAATGTTTGTGAGGCAATGTGGGACAAGAACTTAAATTAAATGAGTTTAAAGCACTGTATAAGGCCTGGAAAAAGCATGTTCCTTGGATAGATCAACTTCTTCTGGGTCTTTTGGTGTGGATTGAACAGAAATTAATTGATAATCGGGTTAAAGTAGAAGTAGATGAAGCGATTAAGACCTGGGAAATGCTTCATGTTGCTGATATGGTGTCTCCTGTGTATACGGAAAAGCCGTCAGACACGTCTACAAGGCTCCCTGAGATGCGTTTAACGTCTGCTTGGTATATTGACACCATTAATAAAGAATAACGCCCTTCTAGGTCATTCTGGAGGGGCTTTAATTTTTGGCAGAAATTTCTTAAGTCTATTACTACGCTGGCGCAGCGCCGCACCACCCCATACGGGTACCCCGGATCGCACACGCACGCACCTGCCCGCACCCGCATGTACGCACACACACACAAGCACACATCATGTCAGCGTATGCACACATGCCACACATACATGCAGCACATCTGTACCGATTCTCAGTAATGCTGCCTATTGAGAACCCAGTGATGCCAATGGATTACAGCGATTGACTGTACCATAAGCAGGACTGATAACCGCTGCACTGCAATGGATCAGGCTGTACTATGTGCCACTTGCTGCCACTGTCCACCGCTGACCTGCTGCTACCATGAGTCCCTCTTCTCTTTGATGTTGAGTATCTCGACTCTCCCTGTTAAGGGTGAGGAGAGTCTCGAAACTTCAACTAGAGAAGAGAGGGAGACCCGACAACTGAATACGGCAAGCAGCCTTGGCACTGTGCCACCTGACAAGCCGACCACTCCCATCCTCAAACCTGCCGTCCCGGTTCTAGGATGGCAAAGCACCTAGACAATCGAAGATTGAGCTGAGTAGGACCACGGGTCACTGCCGCCACAGACCTGCCGAGCGGGATTCCAGGCTGTGGGTTAGGGTACACTCCTTAGGTGCCAGCTGTGTCACGCCGAGAAGGGTGAGCACCACCAGCGCCGAGCCACAGGCGCTATACAAGTTTGCTCATGGCTTCATGCGTCTGTTGTAGCGGTGGAAGCGATACGCTAAGACGCACCTATCCACTTGTCTTTTGTTTACATGTTCAGCTTCAACGTTACTGATCGCACTTCTTCTGCCATTCGTTGTCTGCTTGTTGATCCTATTCGTGGCACTGCTTGTGTCGATTTCAAGAATGGGTATGCATACAGCTACATCAATGTGTCTCGTCGTGCTATCCTTAACCTGCTTGCACAACCCAACATGTCGCTTGGGTTCTGGGTTAACAACAACCTTGTGAATGCAACTCGTGTCTACGAGAATGCACTTCAGCACGGCTGATTGCTAGCTAGTTAGTTACACTTTGGGATGACTCATCATCATCCTTTTCTGTAGCTTACAGACGGCGACTAGTCGTCACCTGCTACGATTGTTCACTCGCAATTGTTATGCAAACTTACCAGTTATTCTTTGGTCGTAACATACCTAACGGTGGTTACGTTAATGATCTCAACCTTCAGGCATTCATTGAGGGTGTGTTAGATGTAGCCTTCGAGGGTTACACAATACAACACGTCCAAGGTGTATGGAAAGGTGAGCATGAGCCCACGTTACTTGTGACTGTATGCTCTGCATGTGCAGACAAGATCAAGGACGTAGCTAACGCTTACAAGAATGCATTCAGTCAGGATGCAGTAGGTGTACAAGTTCTCCCTTCGATGTCGTTTGTTTGATTGATTATGCTTTACCAAGTTAACTATAACCGTGGTTACAACACACCTGTGTGTGCCACTGAGTATGTACATGCTGACTCATTTGATGAGGCATGGGTGATGGGTGACTGCGCTGCAGTATACCCTGAGCAAGTCTTTGATGTTTACCCTATCACTAACCATGAACTTAACTAAACAGGAAGCACGTCTTTTAGTTCTTGTATTAGAGCGGGTTGAGAAAGGGTTTGCTGAACGGTTCTCATCTAACAACAGTGATCAACTGTATAAGTTATATGAACGTCTTCATTTATATTGTGATGCAAAAGAGGCAGCATGATTGATGTTACCTTTGCATTTGACTTGTTCTCAAGTTGGTTAGCAAGAGAGATGTGGCCAACAGATTATTATGACTTTCTCTCACAACTTGATGGAGATTACGAATGATTAAGTACAACGTTTACATGCTAAGTTGGGATGATCTTGGCGGTAAGAAGTTACTGTCTGTTGCAAATACACAGCAACATGCTGATGATCTTGTTGATGAATACAGTGAGATGTTTCCACATGCTTATGTTGACTATGAGAAAGTGGGTGCTTAATTAATACATAGCATTCACACTCATACGCCGATTGTTACACTTAGCCCTCCAACATGTGTGGGTTTTCTGTAGCATTCAAGCTACATTGTCCTTCGCTATTTAACAATGACCACTGCAACTGTGCGTCTGACTGGTGATGCTTTGCTTGAACATGTGAATAAGTTCAAGGACGCAACCAAGACTGAACAATGTCTATCTGCTGGCTATGTTCGTGACAATGGTTCACCTGCTTATGTAGACTTTTACACTGAGTTGTTGAACGCTTCGCCTATCGTGGCTGATCCTGCCAAAGCTATTGCAGATGATGCTGAGTATGATGCACTTGATGATGACAAGCGTGAGCTGTATGATGAGGTGCATGATCGCTTCGGTTACACCTGGGATCATGAACAGATTCTAGACTTCATTGATGAGCTTGATGACATCGGCATCGAGAATGTATCACAACTTGAAGATGCTTACGTCTACACACATGATGACTGGGTGTCTACTGCTGAGCGTGAGTTCGCTGAGTATTGGGTGTCTGAAGTAATGTGTGAATCCATCCCTGATGTAGTTGCAGCTGCTGTAGATTGGCAGGCTGTGTGGGATCACAACTTGCGCTACGACATCAACACTATCGAGTTTGATGGTAGTGTGTTCTTCTTCTTTAATTGCTGATGACTGACGAACAATTCATGCAACAGATCATCAAAGAGTGGGAACGTATTGATGACGATCCCGACATGTTTGATGAGCTTAACTTCTTTGAACTTATGGAGAATGATGAATGACTAACTCTATCCACGACACATCCGTTCCTATCGGTGTCTATCCTGATGAGTTCAACTTGATTCTCAAGGCAATCAACAGGGCCATTGATAACAAGGAAGGTTATTTCACTGAAAATGAAG